ATCAAGTTGGTTTAATGTCTTTACCAAATGGACCCGCTATCTTGGCAACTCTTAGAACAGTAGCCGCGGTACGTGGGATCAATTTACCTAGACAAACGATTAATTTGGTAGAGGGTCTTGTTGCCCTATATTTTTCACTACGAGAGTGTCAATCACAAACTCAATTTTTGTCTACGGTAGTTTTATACCTCCGTGGTCAAACTAATGAGAGTGTGTTGTTATCACTTTCACAATATTTGGAATCAATGGTTGGATTACGACCCCAATCTGGTTCTGATGACCCCAAGTGGCTCGAAGAAATGCGAAATCTTCAACACAATTGGTCTCGTGCCATTAGTGGAGAAGGTTTTTCCCTTATTTCGAGAGTCATATCGTTGTGTCTTGCACTAGGAATGTGCAATGTATCACAATATCAATTCACCCTTGGAGGTATTCGTCTATTTTCTATCGATGCTTTCAAGAAACACTGCACTGCAGTTGATTTAGCAGACGCTTGTTTTGCCACTGTTACCTATTTCGTAGAAGGAGGTTATCAGTGTTTCCTGCAGGGCTCGGTGAAACCCTTACTCTTTGGAGGATTCAACATGGAAAATTTTGAGGACAATCATTCTAAATGTTATGAATGGTTCGAACTCACCCGTGCTGGGAACCTCCAAAGGATTGCCGGAGTTGGAGAAAATGATTTCGAAAAACTACTGTGTGACACAATTGAGACAGCTCGCGATTTAGTGCGTACGTCTCAGTCGCCTGTAGAGAAGAATATTCTCTCACGAAAGATGGAAGGTTTGTTATCTCTTCGTGCCAATTTTCGTCAAACTCGCGTTCAAGGTGGAATCAAGGTCGCTCCCTACTGTATTGGTTTATTTGGAGGAAGCGGCGTTGGTAAATCCTTTTTAACGCAGGTTTTAATGACGTTGACACTGAAGACTAACGGACACTCCGCCGACCCGGAGCGTATTGTTACCCTCAATGATAGTGACAAATTCATGTCAAATTATCGTTCATATGTGAATGGTATTATTATTGATGATCTTGGTAACACCAATGCGCAATACGTGGAAAAAGCACCCACCGCCAAAATCATAGAGATCGTTAATAACGTGCGATCTTATGCCAATATGGCGGAGGCTGACATGAAGGGCAAAGTCTCGATTGAACCCTATGTGACCATTATCACGAAAAATGTGAAAGATTCGTGCGCTAATCAATACTCGAATGAGCCCGCCTCGATCACTCGTCGTGAAAATATCACTGTCACTGTTTCAGTACGCAAGCAATTTGCGTCGAAGAATATGCTTGATAGTGAAAAAGTCGCGCGTGCCTTTCCACAAGGCCCACCACTAGTTCCTGATTTATGGACATTCAAAGTGGAACAGTCCTATCCTGTACCCAATAAGGTTAAAGGAAAGGCTGCCACTATTGGATGGGAAGTTATTCATTGGCGCGGAAGAGCCATGAAAGATGTATCCATTCATGATTTGTTAGAGTTTGTAACTCACGACTCAAGAATGCATTTCAAAAATCAAGAAAAATTGGTGGAAAATACCAATTCTCTGCATGACAAATTGACCGTTTGTCAGCATTGTACCATGCCCACAGTTGTGTGTCAATGTATTGAAGAAGATGATGATTCAACACTTGATGTGCAAGCAGGTATCTCTGATATTCTCAGTTGTTTAAATCCTGTTGCAATTGCCAATAGCATGGAAGCCACGAATGAGGCCATTACTCCCAAACCAGGATTTGTTTTCTGGAAGGAGGTTTGGGACCTCGTGGCATATGGTCGCAAGAGAGAGAAAAATCCC